ACGACGGAAGGTGAGAAGTTGGCGCAATTTGCGTCGCGCGCGGAGGCCAGCGCGGCTACCGGAGTGCCGCCGGCGTCGATATCCGCGGTACTGTGTGGCAACAACGTGACGGGGGGGAGGGTACGTGTGGCGGTACGTTTGATCGACTGGTTCACCCGCAATTTTCTCGGGTACGAGACGGTGCGAGAAATCTCGGTGCGCCCGACTGGCGACACTGAATTCTTCGTCGACTTGAATTGCGGCCCCGATCACACGTTTTTTGTCGGGCGAGACGCGCCGACGTACCTTACGCACAACTGTCTGGACGACCTGATCGATGAGCAGAAGGCGATCGAGGCGCAGCATCGCCCGGAGGTCTTCGAGAAGGTCTATGAGTGGTATTTGCTCGCCCGCCAGCGTCTGATGCCCGGCGGCGCGGTGGTGCTGTGCGCCTGTGTGGAAGAGAACCAACGCGTGGCCATGGCCGATGGCTCATGGCGCCCGATCAAGGATGTGCGGGTCAATGACAGCGTGATTGCGCATGGCGCGGATCGTAGCGCGACGCCGCGGCGCGTCAGCGCCGTGATCCCGCAGAAAGTGGACGACCTCATCGAGATTGTTTCGCGGTCGTGCGCGGTTAAAGTGAACGCCCGGCACCCGTTTCTTGTAGTTCGTGGGGGTCTCAAGACCGCGGCGCGGACGCAGGTAGAGGTTAATCAGGCGCACAACTGGGCGCTGGAGTGGGTTCGCGCCGATGCCTTGCAGCCCGGCGATACCGTCGTGACGCTTAAGAGTATTGACGATTCACAGCGGAAGATTTATCGGCCCTATGCTTACGACGGGTTGCAGATGTCGCAGGAGCATTTGTGGGGGCTCGGGTTCCTTTTTGGCGATGGGTGGCTCGTGAAATCCAGTCAGCGCGGTGTTGTCGGTCTCTGCATCGCTGCCGGCGTATACCCGGAGCTCAACGACCGCGCCGTCGCTGCGGTATCGGGAATGCTTGGAGGTGTGAACTTCACACTGCGCACTAAGGCTCGGTACTACCGGGCGGAAGCTCAGGCGCAAGCTCGCTGGCTGCAGGGGATCGGGTTCGACGGCAGCGCACATACGAAGCGTATTCCGGAGTGGGTTTATCGGCTTCGCGCCGGTGCGAAACGGGCGTTTCTGCGCGGGTTCTTCGCGGCGGACGGGTATCTGCGCAAAGCCGAGACCGAGCGCGAGACTTACCGTGTTGGACTCTGCAACCGCGAGCTGCTCGACGATTTGCGGCTGCTGGCACGCACGTGCGGGGTAAAAACGACGAAGATTCGTATGGACTCGGCCGTCGGTAAGCCCCCGAACACGTGCGTGGCCCGCGTGTTCACCCGCTACTCAGCTGAGTTTTCATTCCGTGAAAACATGATTGAACTCAGTGATCGCTACCGCCGGCAAGACATCGCCGGCAACCAGAAACAGCATTTTCGGTTCGAAGATGTTGAGATTGTGCGCCCCGCGGGGCGCGGTATGGTGTACGACCTCACGGTCGAAGGTGATGAGAACTTCGTAGCTGAAGGCTTCGTCACTCACAATACACGTTGGGCGCTGAATGACCCGACGGGGTTGATCCTCGAGCGGTCCAAGGAGGACTGGGAGATTCTCACCCTGCCGGCGCTGTGGGAGGACGGCCGCACGCTGTGGCCGGAGTTCTGGAAGCCGGAGGAGATTCTCAAGCTCAAGGAGGAGATGCCGCCTCTGCGGTGGTCAGCGACATACCAGCAGGCGCCCGAGCAGGGCGGCGGTACGCTGATCCAGCCCGACTGGCTGCAGTGGTGGCCGCACGAGAACCCGCCGAAAAAGATCGAGTCGATCATCGTGTCACTGGACCCCGCGTTCAGCGACAAGGACCGCGCGGACCCGTCGGCGTTCGTGGTGGCGGGGATATTCACGGCCGGCCCCGGCGAGTTGGGAGGACCGAGACCGGGAGACCCGTCGGACGCTCCGATCGCGAACATCATCGTGCTGGATGCGTTCGAGACGCGGGAGAATTTTCCTGATCTGAAGCAGACGTGTGTGGACATCTACCGGCAGTGGCGCCCGGAGGGGTTCATGATCGAGGCGAAAGCCAGCGGCGTGCCGTTGATTCAGGAGCTCAAGCTAATCGGCCTGCCGGTGACGGCGTTCGACGTCAACCGGGGCACGAAAGGGAACGCGAATGACAAGATTTCACGCGTGAACCGCACGTTGCCGATCTATCAGGCGCTGCGGGTGTGGTTGCCGGAGAATAGGGCGTGGGCCGACCATTTTGCGACCCAGCTGACGCGGTTTCCGATGGTCTCCCACGACGACTTGGTGGACGCGATGACCCAGATTCTGGTGTATTTCCGCAACACTCGGCTGATTACGACCCCGACGGACGACTCCATCGGCGACTTTTCGGACTCCGACAGCGAAAAACCCGGCTTGGCCGGGTTTGGGGGTTATCTCTCTTCGGTCTTCAAGTGAGCTTCGACTTCCGCCAGCTCACGCAGAAGAAACTCGCGGTACTCCTGCGCCCCGTTGCCGCTGCGGCCGAACCGCAGGGTGCCGACGGACCACAGCACAGCGGCTGCGATGAGGAGCGCAAGAAAAACACCGCCGAGAATCGCGAGAAGGACCATGTCGGGCTCCGAAAAAATGCCCCAGAAGCGACGAATCGCCTCTGGGGCGAGGGGCCGGGGCCGACGGAGGGGGTATCGGGCGCCCGGCTAGGAGACGCCTCCAGTATAGCCCGCTTGCTGCGGAAGTAAATATCGACGATACTGCGGCCATGCGCTTGTCGAAACGTCCTCGGCCGTTCCCGGTCGATACTTCACCGCGACCGTTTACGGCGCGCACCGGCGCGCTCCCTGCGGCGCCGAAAACGCCCGCCCCGGCGAAGCTCACGCTGCCCAAACCCCAGAAACGCATGCCTGTTGACCCCATTGCTGCGCGGTCAACGGCGCCAATTCGCAAGGGGCTGCTCTCCGGCAAAGCCCGCGCGAAGAAATAACGAGGTCCCCATGGCTGTCGAGAACACTTCCTACCTGTATGAGCAAGGTGCTCCGGTCTCGCCGTCAGGCGGCCCCGCCGTGGAGATTGAGATCGTGCCGGACGCGCCGGCCGCGGGCGACACCATCGTCGACATTGACGAGGACATCGAGAACGCGGGTGACGCTCCTGTAGACGAGGCGGTCCTTGCGGTGATGCCGCACACCGCCAACTGGGCCGAAGCGATGACGGCAACTGGGCGCTCCGCGCTCGCGTCTGACCTGATCCGCGACGTCGACCAAGACGAGATGGACCGTTCGGATTGGTATGACACCGTCGTCAAGGGCATCAAGTTGCTGGGGTTCAAATTCGACCAAGTGTCAGAGCCTTGGGACGGCGCAAGCGCGGTGTTCGACCCCCTGCTGGCTCAAGCAGCTGTCGCGTTCCAAGCGCGTACGGCCAAGCAGCTCTTCCCCGCGAGTGGGCCGGCGAAAAGCAAGGTGCGGGGCGTTGCGACCGCAGTGAAACTCGCAACCGGTGCGCGCGTGGCGGCGTTCCTGAACGACCTCTTGACGGGCCACGTCGACTACCGCAACGAGCTGGAGAAAGCGCTCTTCAACTGTGGGCTGACAGGCTCAGGGTTCATCAAGGTGTTCTGGTCGGCATCCGCGGGTCGGCCGCTGGCTCGCAGCGTGCCGCCTGAGAACGTGGTTCTCTCACCTGACGCGACGAGTATCGCCACCGCGATGCGCGTGACCCACGTCCAACGTTGGACGCTCAACGAGATCAAGCAGTTCCAGTCCGACAAGACGTACCGCGAGTGCGTGGTGCAGGAGTCTCCCGCCGGCGCGGAGAACGAGGCGACAACGCAGAAGGGCGAGATCAGCGGTATCGAGATGACCAACGATACGCGCCCGACGCTCTACGAGACGCAGATGTTCCTGCGGCTGTCGAACTATGACAAGGCTCTGGAGAGTCTGGACCCCACCGATGGTACGGCCCTGCCGTACGTAGTCACCGTGGACCGCTACAGCCACGAGGTGCTGGCGATCCGGCGCAACTGGGAAGAGGGCGACCCAAAGAGCCGCCCCCTGCAGCATTTTGTGCATTACATGTACATCGTGTCGGACATCTCCCCGTACGGTCTGGGGCTGGTGCATCTGATCGGACAGGCGTCGCTGGCGGCCACCGGTATCGACCGCTCGACGCTGGACGCCGCGGCGTTGGCGAATCTGGGTGGCGGGTTCAAAGCCCGCGGGTTGCGCTCGCGCGAGGACAACACGCCGATGCGCCCGGGCGAGTGGCGCGACCTCGACGTGCCCGCCGGCGCGCTGCGCGACAACCTCGTGCCGCACATGTTCAAGGAGCCCAGTGCGTCGCTGATCACGCTGCGCGACAAACTCGTGGAGGCTGCGCAGCAGCTTGCCTCCGTGCCGGCCGCGGGGATGGATGATCTCCCGCACAACGCCGCGGCGTTCGCTGTTCTTGCGCTGCTCGAGCGCGAGATCGAGCCGCAGGCGTCGGTGCATATCCGGTTGCACGCGGCGCTGGGCTACCAGCTGCAGTTGATCGCGTCGATCGTACGCGAGGAGATGGCCAAGGACGGCGGCCCCGAGACTCCGCAGGAGATGGATTTCGCGCAGACCGACATCGTGCCGGTCAGCAACCCCAACGAGTCGACAGCCGGCACGAAAATGCTCAAGCTGCAGACGGTCATCGACATGATGACCAAGTTCCCCGACGAGTTCGACAAGTCACAGGTGATCTCCTACGGCATGGCGCTCATGGGTGAGCCCGAGTTCGAGCCCATGCTGGCGAAGAAGAATCCGCCACCGCAGCTTGACCCCGTCAGCGAGAACATGCGGCTGCTCACCGGGCAGCCGATCAAGGCATTCCTCGAGCAGGACCATGACGCGCACCTGATGGTGCACACCTCGGCGATGAAGGACCCCAAGATGCAGCAGACGCTGCAGACGAACCCGAACGCGATGGTCATCATGCAGGCTGCAAACGCGCACGTCGCCGAGCATCTCGCGATGAAGTACCGCACGGACATCGAACGCGAGCTTGGTACATCGCTGCCCCCTCCCGGCCAGCCGCTGCCCCCGGACGTCGAGGCGCGCGTTGCATCGCTCACGGCGCAGGCGGCGGACCGGCTGCTCAAGCGCAACGAAGCCATCGCCGCGCAGGACCAACTCAAGGACCCCGTTGTGCAGGCGCAGCTGCAGGACACCGCGAACGAGACCCGTCGCGTAGAGGTCGACGCCGAGGACAAGCGCGGCCGGCGCCAGATCGAGGCGGTGAAGGTCATGAACGACCTCCTGAAAAACCAGTCGACGATGGAGCTCGGCGTCCTCAATATCCTGAAGGACATCGCCGGCGGCGTCGACGGGTCGATGCAGAAAGACGCCGACCGCGTGCTGAACGCCGCGCTCAAGGACGCCGATCGATCGAGCCGCGAGAAGCAGACCGAAGCCCAGCGCGCGGCGAAGGACGCGGCTGGCGCCAAGCCGAAAACGGGTGAAAAATGAACAACGTCTTCGGCTACATGATCCACGAGTTTCGCGAGCGGGCGAACTCCGTGCGCGACGCGCTGCTCGGCGGGCAGGCTACGTCTTTTGACGAGTACAAAGCCCTGTGCAAGCAGTACGCGACGTATCTCGACGCTGCGAATTTTGTAGCAGACACCGAACAGCGGCACGAAAATCCAGATAGGGGTTGACAAACCCCGCAAAACCTCCTATAAACTGCTCCAAGTGAGTAATCGCTCACTTCGCGCAATCCACCGGCGTCGCTGCCAGTCCATGACTCCGGTGCACTTTGGAGGTTCTATGGACGACAAGCTGCCAAATCCGGTCGGGTACACACTGCTCTGCCGCGTTCCCAAGTTCAAAGACACTGACGCTACCGCCCAGCGCGCGGCCGCGGCCGGCATCGTCATGCCGGAAAGTGCCACCAAGCGCGAGGAGACTGCTACCGTCGCAGTCCAAGTCGTGAAGATTGGCCCGGAAGCCTACAAAGACCCCAAGAAATTCCCCGCTGGCCCGTGGTGCACGGTCGGGGATTTCGTGATCATCCGTGCCTACTCTGGCACCCGTTTCGTGTACGACGGTAACGAGTACCGCCTGCTGGACGACGACAGCATCCAAGCCGTCGCACCCTCGCTCGAAGGTTTCGCGCGCATTTGAAGGAGCCACCATGGCCGATAAAGACACCACCCCCCAAGTCACAACCAACGAAGATGGCACCGCTGATGTCGTGTTCGCCGGCACCGGCGACAACGCACTCAACGTCAATGATCTCGGTTCTGAAGCGCCGGCGAAAACCGAGATTGAGGTCGTAGACGACACCCCGCCGGAGCAGCGCGGCTCGACGGATGATTTCGCCATTGGCGAGATCACCGACACCGAGATGAAGGACTACACGGAGGGCGCCAAAAAGCGTATCTCTCAACTCACCGCGAAGTACCGTGCGAAGGAGCGCGCCGCTGCAGCGCTCGAGCGCGAGAACAACGAGGCAGCTGAACTCGTCAAGCGCCAGCAGGACGAACTCAAGCGCCTGACCGGCATGCTCAAGGGCGGCGAGAGCAACTACGTGGCCGTGGCCAAACATGCCGCGCAGGCCAGCATGGCGAACGCCAAAGCGATGCTCAAGGAGGCGCTGGAGACCGGCGACGCTGAGAAGATCGCCGATGCGCAAGTGGCGCTGTCTCAGGCGGCCGCGCAGGCAAGCACGGTGGCGGCGTACCAGCCGCAGGCCGAGGCACTGGAGCAGCAGCTCAAACCCCTGCTGGAGCCGCAGAAACGCGCCCCGGCCGAGCCCGTGGACGAGATTGACGCCCCCACGCGCGCGTGGATGGGCCGCAATCCGTGGTTCAATAGCAACATTGCCGCCACAAATTACGCAGTCGACTTCGCACGGCGTGCGCTGGAGGCACAGGGCATCACCGCCGAGGGTGATCCGAAGACCTATTTCTCTGAAGTGGACAAAGAAATGGCGCGCCGTTTCCCCGAGCTGGTCCAGCGCAAGCCCGCCGGCAATGGCAACAACAGCCCTGTCGTTGGCGCCGGCACGAGCTCACCACGTTCGGGTGGAGGTACGAAAGTACGTCTGACCGAGTCTCAAGTGCGTCTGGCGGAGCGCATGGGCGTGCCGCTTGAGGTTTACGCGCGCGAATACGCGATGCGCAATTCCGCTTGACAATCCCGTTAGCGAGTGCTAACTTACATACCAAGGAACCGAAATGGAACCAACTTCGTCGCCTGACCGCACAGATCGAGCATCGACGGCTCGCACCGAGGAAACGCGTGAGATGAAGCAGCGCCAGTGGGCGCCGCCCTCCACCTTGCCGGACCCTCACCCCCGCCCGGGTTGGGTGCATCGCTGGATTCGCCACCGCGTCCTTGGAACGGACGACGCAATGCGTGCCAGCGCTGCCATGCGAGAAGGGTGGGAGCCCTGCAAACTGAAAGACTATCCGGAAATGCGCATGGCGTTTCACTCCGGGGCGTCTGGTCAGGTTGCGGACATGATCCAAGTTGGCGCATTGATGCTGTGCCGGATGCCGAAAGAAGTGGACGATCAGCGCAAGGAATACTACGCTGGGCTGTCCGAGCGGCAATCGCGCGGTGTGGATGCGCAAGTGCGACAGGTGAGTGATCACCGCGTGCCACTGACTTCGGAGTTCCGCTCCGGCGTCGAGTTCGGCAAGCGTGGTGGCCCCGAGCCTACCGCGTGAACCATTTCGAAAGGAACTGACCATGGCTGCTGCAGCCGCTCCCTACGGGCTCATCCCCGTTTCGAAGCAAGGTGGACGTTACAACGAAGGTGGCTCCGCTCGTGAGATTCAGATGACGACCAACGTGGCTCTGGCGTTCTACGTCGGCCAAGTCGTTGTTCTGGGTACCAACGGGCAGGTGACTCCTCCGGCGACTTCCCCCTACGCTTCCGACACCGTCCCCGTCCTCGGCGTTGTGACCGGTATCCGGTTCGTCGACCCCGTGTTGAAGTATTCGGTGCAGGACTCGTACCTGCCTTCCGGTGCCGTCAACTCGGGCTACACCGACATCTGGATCACTGTGAACGATGACCCCGATCAGCTGTATCAGGTGCAAGCAAACGGCACCGTTGCGGCCTCGTCTCGCGGTCTGAACTTCCAGCTCACCGGCACGCAATCCGGCTCTGCCACGACCAAGCGTTCTTCGATCGCCGTCGTGTTTGGTTCCGGTGCCGCCGCTGTCACCACCTCCACCGTCCGGCTGGTCGATTTCGTCCGCTCGGTGGCTTCCCAACCCGGTGATGCTTACACCGACCTCATCGTCCGTTTCTCGCCCGGCGTTCACGCCTACGAGAAGACGACTGGTCCGAGCTGATCTGAACACCTGAAGGAGCTACAAAAATGGCTATCTCCCGTGCACAGCAGCTCAAGGAACTGCTCCCCGGCCTCCATGCCCTGTTCGGGCTGGAGTACAAGCGCTACCCCGAAGAGTGGAAGTCGCTGTTCGCAGTCAACAAGTCCGACCGTTCGTTCGAAGAAGAGACCAAACTCTCTGGCTTCGGCGTGCCGGGCTCGAAGTCTGAAGGACAGGCGATCAACTACGACACGGCTCAGGAAGCGTGGACTGCCCGCTACACCCCGGAAACCGTCGCGATGGGCTTTGCCCTGACCGAGGAAGCCATGGAGGACAACCTCTATGACTCGCTCGGCCCGCGTTACGTCAAGGCCATGGCCAAGGCGATGACGTATGCGAAGGAAGTTCGTGGTGCGTCGGTGTTCAACAACGCGTTCAGCGGCTCGTATCTGGGCGGTGACGGCGTGGCGCTGTGTTCGACTGCGCACCCCTTGGTGGGTGGCGGCACGAACTCGAATCGCCCCGTGTCTGGCGCCGACTTGACCGAGACATCGCTGGAAGCTGCGCTGATCGCCATCAGCAAGTGGACCGACGAACGTGGCCTGCTGGTCGCCGCCAAGGCGAAGAAGCTGGCCATCTCGACGGACAACGACTACGTCGCTACCCGCCTGCTGAAGACCGAGCTGCGCTCCAGCGTTCAGGGCTCTGCCCCGACGTTCGCGCCGAACGATGTGAACGCCATCTACACCATGGGGGCGATCCCCGAGGGGTATGCGGTGAATCACTACTTCACCGACACGAACGCGTGGTTCCTGACCACCGACGTTGCGGACGGGTTCAAGCACTTCGTGCGTGTCCCGTACAAGACGTCGTCCGAAGCCGATTTCGACACCGGCAACATGCGCTTCAAGGCGCGTGAACGGTACGTTTTTGGCTGGTCTGACCCACTCTGCGTCTACGGCTCGCCCGGTTCGACCTGATCCGGCGCCCCGAAAAACCCCGCTTCGGCGGGGTTTTTTACGTCATCGCATGAAGAATGGCAGTGCGTCGGGTGGCCGTGCGCCGCCGTTCAACTGCTCCGGGCTGAAAAACAAGCGGCTCGCCACGCACGAGATAGCCACTTGCAGGTCTGGATTGTCGCGAATTATTTGGGTATCACACTGCGCGTTCAAACTTTTTGCGGCCCAGTCCAACAGTGCGAGGTCTACAAATAGCCCTCCAGCGTCGTCGTTGTCCAACAGCCAGCAGAGGTTGTGCGCAACAGCGTTGGCAACTGAGCGAGTCGGGCTGAATGGGCCGGCGTACGGAATCCCACTGCTCGCGCTTCTACGGCATAGGGTCCTCAGATCGCGAAAATTATCCGCAGGCGCGACCATCAATCGTAATACTGGTACACCCCACAGTTGGCGCACAAGTGGCCTTCCGGGGTCAGGTAGAAGAGGTGGTTCCCGCAGTTGCATTCGCGCACCAGCTGATCTTCCGCCGGCGCAAATTCAAACTTGAAATGGCCGGTCACGCGCTGGCAGCTCGGGCATTCGAACACCGTCATCCCTGTCGGGGCGGTCGCAACCCACTCGTGCTTGCAGTTGATGCAGAAGGCTGGCCCAACGCCTGTTTGTACGTCGGGCTCGGCGGAAGCCGGCCGGCCAAAGGGTATGACTGTGGCGCTCATACGTCTCCTTATTTGGTTGCGCGGGCAAGATTTGAACTTGCGGCCTTCGGGTTATGAGCCCAACGATCTACCAGACTGATCTACCGCGCGCTGAAATTGTACTCAGAATCCGCTTGACGCGGGGCGTTTCCCTTGAATATACTCGGAGTGACCACTCACTTTTGAGGAGCCCCTATGCGGCCGGCGATCATCACTCAGACAGGCACCGGGACCACGAACTGGGTGCCGGTGGACTACATCCAAAGCCCATTCAATCTCGGCCTGCAGTGCGCCGTCGATGGGACAGTTACCTACACGATCCAGTACACCGCGGATGATCCGCTGACGGGCACGCCCACAACGGCGCTGCCGGTGACTGGGCTCTCCGCGACGACCGTCGCCGCAGGCGCCAACATGCAAATCCCCTGCCGCGCGGTACGTGCAAGCGTCTCCGCTGGCGCAGGCAGCGTCACGTTGACGCTGCTGCAGGGGACGTCAGCATGACGTTCTCCATTGATCTTTTGCAGCGCCAGATTCGCGCGGCTGCGCCCGAGCTGCCCGAAGCTCGCGTCGCTCCCATCGCAGCTGCGCTTTACCCGAAGATGGTGGCCGCCGAGATCACTGAAGGCCGCTCCGAAGAATTCGTCGGCCAACTCGCTGCCGAGTCCGGCGGGTTCACGCGCACGCGTGAGTCGTTGGACTACTCTCCGTCTGGCTTGCTCAATACATGGCCAACACGCTTCTCGGACCAGTCTGCGCGGCAGTTCGGTCGTGGATCGCAGACGCCAGCTGATCAGACGAAGATCGCTCAGATCGTGTACGGCGGCCGCGGTGGAAATGTGAACCCCGGAGACGGATGGAATTTCCGCGGCCGCGGGTGGATTCAGACTACTTTCCGCGACAACTATCAGGAGCTCGCTGACGCCACCGGCCTCGACTGCGTGCGTAACCCCGACCTCCTGTGCACCGACGAAGGCGCCGCTACCGCCGCGGTGTTCTACTGGACTAAACGCAAGATCAACGAAGCCGCTGACCGCGACGATGACGCGGCGGTGACGAAGAAAATCAACGGCGGCCTCATCGGGCTGGACAAGCGCGTCGCGCGCACCAACGCAGCTCGAAAGGTGAAGTGATGGACGCGCAACAGACTGCCCCCACCGTAGAGGCGTTCAGCATGTTCAAGTTCGTTATCGCGGTGCTCGGCTCCGCGGTCTCGATGAGCTTCATCAAGGGTGAGTGGAAGCACAAGATTCCGATGGGCATCGGTGGCGTCGTGCTGAGTTACACCGGCGCAGCGCCGGCGGCGGCATGGTTGAGCGCGCCGGCGGACTCTGTGGGCCTCATCGGCTTCCTGCTGGCCATGCTCGGTATGGCGTTTCTCGAGCGCGTGTTTGACGCCATCGAGCGGCTGGACTTGACGGCGTGGATCAACGATATCTGGGGCGCGGTCAAGAAGCGCTTTGGAGCCGGCGAATGACTGAATTCATTTCAACCATTACACTCACTGTCGCGGCGCTCGCCTCCCTGCTGGGCATCTACGCGCCGAAGTTCCATGACACCACCGCGCAGCGGCTGGCGATGTCTGGCATCGTCATCACTGCCGTCGTGCTCATCGCGCGGCATCCGTCGGAGATGTTCTCCGACAAGTCTTTCGCGCTGTTCGCCTGCAGCGTTGCGCTCTACGCCAGCGCAACCGCGCTGAAAATCTGGCGTGTCAAGGGGGTCTGATGGCCTTCACGTTCGATCTCCTCGAAATCTTCGAAGAAGCCGCCGAACAGGCCGGCTATGGAGAGCTGCGGACTGGCTACGACTTCAAGACCGTGCGCCGTTCACTGGCGCTGCTCACGCGCACATGGGCCAACCGCGGGTACAACCTGTACTCGATTCAGGAAGGCACGCTGTCCCTCGTGCAGGGCACAAACACGTACGAGTTGCCGGCGGACATCATCGATGTGACGGACGCCGCGTTGCGCAGCAACGCCGGTACGACGTCGCAGTTTGATCTCACGCTCCTGCGCATCTCCACGGTGGACTATTACCAGTCGCCGTACAAGCTGCAGCAGCAGCAACCCAATCAGTTCTACGTGCAGCGTGCGGAGACATCCAACTTTGTTGTGTGGCCTACGCCGGATCAGGCGTACACCATCGTGTATTGGTACATGGCGCTCCCGAGCGACCAGACGACTGGAAGTCAGACCATGGGTCTGCCCGAGCGTTTCATCCCGGCGCTCGTGTCCGGCCTCGCGCACCAGCTCGCGCTCAAGCGTCCGGAGCTCGCCGCGCGCGTCCCGCTCCTGCGCGAGCAGGCCGACATTCAGTGGCAGCTGGCGTCTGAGGAAGACCGCGATCGCGCCCCGATGCGCGTTGTGCCGTACATGGGAGCGATCGTATGAGCTCCGCGTTTGCCACCGGCAAATGGGCGCTCGCAGAGTGCGACCAGTGCGGGTTCCAGTGCGACTACCGCCGGCTGCGCCCGCTCGTCATCAACGAGGGGCGCACGAACATCCTCGTGTGCCCTGACTGCTGGGTCCCTGATCAACCGCAATGGCGCATTTCGCCCAAGGTGGCTGACGACCCGCAGGCGCTGCGCAACCCTCGCCCCGTCGGCAATTTGGCCGAGCAGCGCGAGATCACCGAGACACCGCAGTACATCTCACTGATGGACGGCGTGTGGCCCCCGCAAGTTTACCCACCGATCGAATGAAAGGAGCCATCATGGCCAAGCCCTCGTTTCCGTTCCCGCCCAAGAAAGGCGGCGGCGCCGCCCCCGCCAATGCGCTGAAAGCGCACATGAAGAAAGGCCCCGCGACTGCGCACCCCGACGCCGCAGCGAAGAAGTTCGCCTGCGGTGGCGGCGTGTCCAACAAGCAGCTCGGCTCCATGGGCCGTAACCTCGCCAAGACCGCAGCCAGCCGCGGACGCTGATGAACTACGCCG